ACATGGGTTATTTCGCGTAGCCTTTGGTCGGGGGATTGACCGTGACCGTGGCCTGTTGCTTGAGGAAGTCATAGCCGACCGTCACGCAGCCGCTCCCCAGAAGGGCGAACCCGGCAAGCAGGATGAGGACGGCGAGGGCTTTGATGGTTTTGCTTTTCATCGGCGTGACGGAGTTTTCAGTTTTCGGTTGGCAGTTTTCAGGCTGAACACTGAACCACTGAACACTGAATCACTTGCGGCTTAGAGCCGCGCGTTGTTGTCCTTGGCCATGACCAAGCCCCAACCGGCGAGCAGGCTCGCGGAGATAAGGCCGAGGTCGGGGATGCTGCCATTGGCGAGGAACTCGCGGCCAGCGGTGCTGAGGCTTGCGATGATTGTGAGCACTCCGAGGAGTGAGGTTTTCCAGTTGCGCATATTATTTCTCTTTCTGTTGCTTTTTGCGTAGGTCGTGAAGGACCGAAATTAAGGTGACAACGCCGACCGCGAGACCGACACAAAGACCGGCGACACGCAGGGTTGTCTCTAGTTGGGGGAGCATTGAAAAAGCCGATGAGCCGATGCTAGTAACCGTTCCAAGCACACCCTTCTCGGTGGTGCTCATGTTGTGATGAAAATACTGCAAGCTCATCGCGCGACTCCTCAGATGCGTTACTTCAAGTATGCAAGCACGGCACCGGCGTGCAGCTTGATCTCGGTGAAGCGGCCCTCGATGGCGGTGCCGACAGGGAACGCATAGGCGCTGCCGCTGGTCGTGTTTGCCACGTTGGTCTGGTTGCCTGCGAGCGTGTGGAACTTGGTATTAGCGTCGAGGCTTTGGACTACGCTGAAGTTTCCGGTGACAGCCGTGGTGTCGCTAATGAGGCGGACGCCGTTGGCCCTGTTCGTTGTTCTGACGTTTGGGTTCATAGACTTAGTATTGGTTGACGCGAGCCGTCCACATGGACGGCTGGTTTTGCTGAAAGTAATATTTGTCGCGCTGGCTGATGAGTTCGCTCTCCGCGAGCTGCTCCATGGCGAGTCCTTTGTCGAGCTGTCCGTCTTCTGTGAGAAGATCCGAGGTCAGGAGGTAACCGACTGCTTTTGCGATGTCGCTGGGCACTGTCGCCGAGAGGTTGCTTGCTGAGTATTCGGTCGGGCGGATGCGGTAGTTGACGTAGACGGTGGTTGGCAGGTCGGTGCTTTGCGGGAAGCGCACGCTGTCGCCGAGGAGTGTAAAGCCAATGGAGCGAGGCGCAACGTGGGTTGCAGGGTTGTCGCGGAGGACGGCAAAGACTTCGCCCATGGCAGTCTGGCCGGATTGTTCGTAAGGAATGAAGTAGCCGGTCGTGTCGTTGCCTTCGACGGTGCGCTCTTCAACGCGCATGAGTTCCGGCCAGTCCGCCCACTCCCAGCAATCCGCGATGCGCTCGTTGGCGGCGGCTACCATCATGGTCTTGGCGCTCAACGGAATGTTGTCGATGGGAGTGCTTCCGCTTCCGGCGTCGTTGCCTGCGCGCTGCCATGCGCGCAAAAGAATAGACTGTAAGGTGACAGTCCTCATTATTCAGCAGCGGGCGCTTCCTCCGTGAGTTGTGTCTCAATGCTCGTTGCGAGCGGCAGGATCTGCGCGGCGGCGTTCAGCCCGCCGGTTTTGACGGCGAGGTCGAGGCACTGCATGACGACCTTGGCCTCTGCTTCGGTGAGTGTGACTTGCTTATTCATTGGGCTGCTCCTGCTGGCTGGCCAAATACGCTTGGGTCGCGGGAATCGCGGCCAACACGGCTTGAAACGCGGCAGCGAGTTCGGGAACCGCCTGCATGATTTCGGGCGTCAACGGCGCGGTCATCTTCTGGACGAGCGAGCCGTTGGCCAGTTCGCCGTCTTGCGTCGAGGGCAAGAGTTCGACCGTGATGCTGCCGCTTTGCGGGTTAGCGGTCGGCTGGATCGCGGACAGGCTATAAACGTGGAGGCGATCGTAGACTTTGGCGGCTACGGCGGGCGTTTCGATGGGATTAGGGTTGGTTAGCATAGAGTGTTACCAAGTTGCGATGGCTGCGCGTTTCCATGTGTTTGTCGCCGTGCAGACGTAGATGTAGTCAGCGTCATAGCGGATGTCGCCCGCCGTGCCTGTGGCTCCCGTAGTGGCGGGTGCTGTGCCTTGCAAGCGGAGCAGGGCGTCCATTGTCGTGTAGCCACTGTCGTCGGCCAGACGAGCTTGGAGGACGGTGCTGCTACGTTTCAGCGCGGGGAAGCTGCTGGTTGTGCCGCCGAATTGAAGGCGGTCAAAGTCGTTTTCTGCTGCGTTGGATATTCTCAACAGCCCATCGCTTGTTCCTATGAGGCGAGTGCCAGCAGATCCAAATCTATAACGGCTTGATTGTTGTATAGTAATGTCACCAAAATTCGTCAAGCCGCCAGCCGCGCCAATCGTCACCCGTGTAGTTCCATCCGTCTGGAACTCCAGCGCCCTCGCCGTGCCAGTGCCAAGTTTCTCCGTGCCGATACGCAGGGTATTAGAAACCCAAGAAACAAAGCCGCGCTCGTAATTCGATGCGTCCGTGTAGGTATTGTATATTCGGAAGGTTTGAGCGTTGTTTGCCGTAGATCGGCGCAATGCCAGTGCGTCAGCCCCATCGCGCATAAGGCTCAAGTCGTTATTCCAACTTAATTCCAAGTTCGTTCCGCGCAGAGCAACGATGCCTGTGCTACCCCAAGTCATTTGCAGGTTGCCGCCGACGCCACAACGCAGCGACGTGCTTGTTCCATCGTAAAACCCTGTGTTTGGAAAACCACAACCAACAGTGACCAATGCAGCGTTATTGCTGGCCGAGGGTTGAATTTGGCCGTTGCGATGAACAGTGAAGACTGACGATCCGTTTACTTGAGCCTCAAACAAAGATGCCGTGCTGGCTGCTGCCGTGCTGGTTGCATTAACGACTAATGCCTTAAATACGTTCAGTGTTCCCGTAATCGTTGCGCTGGCTCGCGTTTGAGAAATGGAAACTGTGTAGGTTCCTGCTCCACCAGAACCTGTGCCAAGAGCGGTGATGGTGGTTCCTGACGAAATTGAACCACTTGAAGTCAGCAGCATGCCCACGCGAATTGTGCCACTGGTCACGGCGGTGACGGTCATGGTCGTTCCGCTGATGCTGGCGGTGAATACGGATTCGTCGTCCCAAGTCTGCGAGAATGTGCCAGCAGGCGCGGACGCCGTGAGCGTGCCGTTGTTGGCGGCGAGCGTGGTGAAGGTGCCGGCGGCGGGCGTGGTGTTGCCGATGGCGGGCGGGGCGGCGAAGGTGCTAGTTAGCGCGATAGTGCCGCTGGCGTCTGGCACGGTCAGCGTGCGGGCGGTGCCGGTGGTGATGCTGCCGAGGTCGAACTGGAGGTTGCGCGTGCTGTCGCTGTTGTCGTAGAGCAAAAACGCGGAGTCAGCGAAGACATCCGGCAGCTTGGTGTCGGCCAGCGTGTAGTCGTTGTCGCGGGAGGAGCCGATTATGGAGGTGCGGATGTAGATGCCTCCCTGACGATAATTCGGGAACGGCCATGTGCCGCTGGAATTGCGCACCAGCCAGCGGCTATTGAGCGCGGCGGTGCCGTCGAGCGGGAGGTCCGCATAGGTTGCCACTTCGCCTGCGAAGAAGGCAGAGCCGCCGCCTCCGCCCGATCCTTTTTGATCGAACGTGCCGCTGAGGGGGTTAAACGTCCAAGCCATGCGTTAGGAGCGAGCAACAGAAGCCAGCGAGGCGTCGTCCGTGGTCGGCGGGTTTGTCGTGTAGGAGAAGGTCAGCGTGGCGACTGTTTGGCCGGTGCTGCCGCCCTCTTTGTAGGTGACTGTCTGGATGTTGTTCGTGCTGCCGTAGTACGAGATGCTGAGATAATCGTGCTGGGGGATGTTGAGACCAGCGATGTTGCGGACTGAGACGTTGGGATGCATGGGCTAAACTCTCTAATTTCGCTATAAATTAGGCGGCGGGTTGGGCGGTCATGCCGAGTTGCTGGTCTTGCTGGAGCTTTTGCAGCGCGGGTTGCGCGCCGGTGCGGCCGATGACGGCGTTTTGCTGTTGTTGCAACTGGAATTGGAAAGCCTGTGCCCTCGCGTCGATCATTGAGCGGAAGATTTCGTCTTGCTGATACCGCTGCTGGACGGCGGGGTTGCTCTGAATGATTTGCTGCAAGGTTTGCAGTCTTACCTGCGCGTTTTGGCCGCCCTCTTTGAGCGGGGGTTCTGTGCCGGCGGCGATTTTTGCGAAGGCGCCTTGCTCGTCTTCTTGCTCGGCTTGGGTAGCGGCGCCGATGTCTTTGATAAGAATGCCAGCGAGATTTGGGTCTACTGCCTGCATCATGTATTGGACCAGGCCGACTCGATCGATGACGCCGAAGCTATCCAAGGGAACTAAGACCTTGGCGAGGTAGTCTAGCTTGGCGCCGAGGGCTTCGGAGTCGAGCAACCGGGCGTCGAACTCGCAGGTCACATCGAAGCGGCCGCGGATGTCTGCGGGGCTGGCGGTGAGCGGGAGATTGGGGTTGCCGGTGACGCGGGCGACTTCTTCCGCGGTCATATACTGCTGGCAAAGGGCGAGCGTCTGGACGAGGCAGAGCTTCATGTCGAGCAGCCACGAATCGACCAGCTCCTGAGTGTGCAGCATATAGCGTTGCGGCGGGACAGCTTCGCTGATGCGGCCGAAGTAGTTGTCCACGTCGTTGCGGATGGACATTTCGACTTCGATTGAGCCGGCGTCGGGCTGCGGCGGGTTCATCCAAGAGATCTCACCGGGACGGCGCTCGGGGATCTGCACGCCCGGTCCCATGATGAGGTCCATCTTGCCGCGCGCGGCGGGGGTTTTGAGTGGGGGCAACGTGACGATGCTGGCGCGGTCGCCTCTCATGTCCCTCTGGATTTTGACTTCTTCCTGGGCGGTCTGGACGATCTCTGGCACGCCGCGGGACTCAAGGATAGGGCGTGAGGCGCGTTCGCGGGGCAGCTCTACGAAGGGATAGAGCGCGTGGGCGTAGGGCAGGATGTCGTGGACGGCGGTGCGGTCGGGAACGTGGTAGCTGAGGACGGTGCGGGTGACGCGCATCGCTTTGGTGCGGTCGTCGTGTTCCTTCCTGTAGACGTGCCAGATCTCGATCATGTCGCGCTGGTGGTCGTAGAGGAACTGGTCGCTGCGGTGCAGGTTCAGCGAGATGCGGCGGATGTCGCCTTTCTTCTCCACGACTTGCTCAACCCATTTGTCGTCCCAACCCTCGACAGCGGCACGCTCGCGCAACTCCGGTTCGGTCATTAGCTCGCGTCGGGCAACGAACGCGGCACGCTGTAATGAGTATGTCTGGGCGGGGAAGATGATGTCTTCCCAAGGCTCAAGCGCGGTCCACTGGGGCCGGCTTTCAAAAACGTAGGGCTGCTCCCATTCAACGAAGCCTTTCTCGCGGAAGGCACGGACTTTGGCGGTGGTGCCGAGTTCTGGGATGACTTCGCCCATGAGCTGGGCGGCGAGTTCTTCCTGCTCGGGGTCGAGGACGACTTCGAGGAGGGCTTGCAGGTTGGGGTCTTGCGACTCCTGCAGCATCATCATGGCGTCTTCCATGCTGAAGCTCTTGATCTCGGTGCGCGTGGTCTTGATCCAATCGACGGCCATAACGGCGAGGCCGTAGGTCTCGCGGAAGTTGGCGGCGAGCTGCACTTCGCGCCGGAGGTCATCCAAGACGTGCTGGAAGAGAAGCCATTTGAGGACGGATTCCGCGGCGGTGCGCTTGTCGATGTCCATGGACTCGACGGGCTGGA